TTACTGAAGAAAATAGAACAACTTGCAAAGGTTGTGTATGGGAGCATATTAGACAAAATGAAATAGATGTGCTTCAAAAGAAAAAACAAGGAAAAATTGTTAAAGCTTTATTCACTGTAGACAATTCACCATGTTTGCAATGTTCTCATTTTGATGAACAAGTGAGAGAAGAAAGATATGAAGATGCAAAAGAAGGCGCTACAAACTTTGATTCCTTAAGGTTAATTGACACACTCATTGAGAGACCAATCATAAATGCATTCCAGTCAGAAAAAGATTTATTATTTTCTGAAGAATTTGATACTAAGCTTAGAATGCAAATTATGGAAAAATGTACAAAACGATTCAAATTTCAAGAATTAGTTTTAGTGCTTGGGAGAAGATCTGGAAAAAGCTTTCTTGTATCTGCTATTGCATTGTATGAACTTTACAGATTAATTATGATGGGTCATCCACAGGCTAGATATGGCCTTATGGAATTTGACCAGATTGTTTTACTCAATGTTGCTAGAAATGAAGAGCAGGCCAAAAATGCAATCTTTTCTAAGATAAAACAAACAGTTTTATCTTCTCCATTTTTTCAACCACACATTGGTAAAGATACTGAATTAGAAATGAGGTTCCTTACTGATAATGATATCAAGGAAAATGAAAGAAGAACTGTTCACGGTTTAAATCCTTTTGCTGGTTCTTTAGTTTTGAAATGTGGTTCAAGCAGTGCATCAGGTCTTGTTGGTTTAACTTGCTGGTGCATAATCATGGACGAAATTGCTGCTATGGCAGGAGATAATCCTGATTCAGGTTTAGATTACGCCCTTTATGATGAATTGAAACCATCCTTAGCTACATTTGGCAAAGATGGAAAGATGATGATGCTTTCCAACCCTAAAGGCCCTATTGGATTATTGTATGATCTTCATGAAAACAGACAAGAAGATCCCACTACATTAGTTATGAGACTTCCTACTTGGTTAGCTAATCCAAACATCGCAAAAGAATTTCTTGATAATGAAAAGAAGAAAAATCCTACAGAGTTTCAAATGCAATATGGTGCTGAGTTTGGAGCATCATCGTCTGACCCAATGTTTACCCAAGATTCTGTCCAAAGCATGTTTTCTAGTATGTCAATGGTTCCAAGAAGAGAATTTGGACAATCTTTAATTGAATATTACTGCCATTTAGATCCTGCTAGAACAAGTGATTATTATGCTTTAGTTGTTGCACATACAGAAAATATGATGGGTTTATACGGGCCTGATAAGCAGCCTATGAAAAGAGTTATAATCGACCATGTTCATTTCTGGAATCCGATGACAAAAAATCAACCAATTTCAGAAAGAGAGGTAGAAGATTATGTTATTGATTTACATCAAAGATTTAAGTTTAATCAAGTTTCAATTGATCAATGGCATTCTCAATCTTCAATACTTAAATTGCAATCAAATGGAGTAAATATTGTTGAGAGACAATTTAATAAAGAATACAAAGAAAAGATATACACCGAGCTTTCTCAACTTGTCAGGGAGGAACGCATTGATATTTATGATTTGTCAGGTGGAGCTTATCTTGATTCTGTTGGCAATAAGATACCACTAAATGAAATTCAAGAAGCAAAAACTCAGTTTTTGTTTTTGCAAAAGAAATGGAAAGGCAAGAGATATTACATAGAATCCCTTTCTGGTTACAAAGATGACATCTGTGATGCTGTAGCTGCTGTCTCTTATGAATGCCTAACAAGCAGAATACAATCTAGATTACCTTCATCAAAACTTGTAAGTATAGGAAGGTTTAAGTAAACTTTTTTATATAATAAACAAATATGTCTTCAAATATTAAAATAGCTCAATTTGGTGGTGTGGGTGGTGGATATTCTAATTCGTATTCACCTGGCGCTAGTCCATTGACCAAAGGCTCTGGTAGTGGTCCTGGTGGAGTCAATACTAATAATGATGATAATAACACCCTTAATAAGCAAATTGAACGCACCCATATTGATATGGACATGAGTGATGACAATATAGAAGCTAGATTGTCTCATCAACATAAATATTACGAAGAAAATAAAAATTACAGACTAACTCCTGAAGAGAGACTTCGTGAAAAATTCAGAGCTAAATTACACCAAATGCATGAAGAATTACAATCACATGCAGATTCACTTTATAAAAATAGCCCAGAATATATAGCCAAACATTTTCAGCCTAAGCCTCAACATATTGAAACATATGAAACACAGCTTGAAAAAAGACATCAGTACAAGCCATTGCAAAAGTTTCAATATGAAGATGAAATAGTTCCACAGATAAAACCATCAAGAATTCATTATTCTATTTTTGAAAATGACATAATCAAAGTTGCTCAAGAAATTCAAAAGACAAGAAGAAATAGACTTACAGATTTTAAAGAACCAACTTATGAAAGCGAAGATCCTATTCCAGAGCAAATGGGGGGTTATTCGCCTTTAGGTACAACACCCACATTGATAAAATTTGATCAAGAATCTGATTTGGATGATTACTTTCAAGAGCAAATGAATGAAAAAACTCCTGATGCTGCGGGCTTTCAAGAATATAAACTCAAAGATACAATATTAGAATATCCTGATAGTGATAGCTTACCAAATGTTTATCCTAGAAAAGAAATAGCTAATGAGCCAGCTGACAATGGAATCTTGAAAATGGATCCTGGTGTTTCTATTGAGGGCAATTTAAATCCCGAGAGATATAAGAAAACTACATTTGACAGAAACAACATCATTAAAGAAGATGGCGGAGTTGAAGAAGTTTATGATGGTTCATCTTTCTTTGGATTACATTCACCAGCTTCATTCAAATAATATGTAAAATCATAGTATGTATGATTATCTGGTTATAGGTGCTGGATTATTTGGCTCTATATTTGCGTATGAAGCAAATAAAGCTGGCAAAAAAGTGTTAGTTATTGATAAAAGAAATCATATTGGTGGGAATTGTTATTCAATACCATTTGATGATTATCACATACACAGATATGGTCCACATATTTTTCACACATCTAAAAAATATATATGGGATTACATAACTCAATTTTCTTTATTCAATAATTATTCCCATAGAATAAAATCTTCAATTGATAATAGATTATATTCTATACCAATTAATCTCAATACATTTAATCAAGTTTGGCCAGATGTTACTACACCTGAACAAGCCAAACTTAAATTGTCTCAAGAAATTATCCCGTGTAATAATCCAGAAAATCTTGAAGACCATATATTGTCTCAAGTTGGCCCTACATTATATAAAAAATTTATATATGGATATACTAAAAAACAATGGGGTAAAGATCCAAATAAATTACCAGCTTCAATTATAAAGAGGCTACCAATCAGATTTACTTTCAATGACAGGTGGTTTCATGACAATGATGTCTATGAAGGCATTCCTGTAAATGGCTATACTCCTATTTTTGAAACACTTTTATCTGGTATTGAAGTACACCTAAATACTGATTATTTTTCCGACAGAGCATACTTTGATTCATTAGCAACAAAAATAGTGTATTCAGGACAAATTCAGCAGTATTTTGACTACATGTATGGAGATTTAGAATACAGAACATTAGAATTTAAAGACTTTACTATACAAAGTGAAGATTATCAAGGAGTATCAATTATAAACTATCCATCTAATGAAGTAGCTTGGACAAGAATTATTCAGCATAAACATTTTCATTTTAGTAAATCACCAATGGACTTCGTTACATATGAATACTCAAAGCAATACGATAAAAATGACCCAAGTCAAATTCCTTATTATCCAATTAATACTGAGGTCAATAATAATATCTACAAGCAATATAAACTTTATGCTGAAAAAGAACATTCTAAATTGATTGTAGGTGGAAGATTAGGCAATTATAGATATTATGACATGGATATGACTATAGCTAATGCCTTGTCTACTATCAAGAAAGAACTTAAAGGAATTTAGGCTTAATACCAGTAAAGTAGTTTATTATGGACTTTGTCAAATTACAAAAACTTGTGAAATTTGCTCACAATTTAGACATAAATGGTGATTATAGAAAAGCCGATAAAGTTTTTGTAAAAATTTCTCAATATTATCCAGAGCAGTCAGTTACAAAAGTTCAAAATGTTCAGCAAGTTGATTTTAGTGATGACAGTGTTTTGCAAGATGAAATTGATGAAAACCAGACTAATTATTGGACAAAAAAACCCAACTGGGTTGTAAAAGAATCTAAAGGCAGACCAGCTGCAAAAGATGATATGAGTACTGAAGCTAAGTTACATGGTTCTCAAACAGATGGTGCAACAGCATATGACCCAGGTAATCCAGCATCAAGTCCTAGTATGCAAAATGATTTATCAAGATTTGAATGGGACAATATACGAGATGAAAATCACCCAGAATATGACAGAATCCCAGTTAGATAGAGGAAAAGAATATGCCAATTCCAATTAAACCAGTACACAGCTTAGATTTACATGCAGAGTTATTTGATGGACCTTCTATGGGTTTAGGATTGTCTGATATCCAAATTCAAATGCTTGGTATTTCAAACGCTCCTAAGAAAGAAGCATCTGTAAAGCTTAGTGAAAAGTATATAAGCATGCTTAAAGCTATTGACCAAAATATTAATGAAATTGTAACTGCGGCTAATATATTTGTCAATAATCCTGAAACTAAATTTTGCAGTGTACCAAGTGAAATTTCTGATAATGATTTACTTTCTCTTAAGACTGCTGGATTAATTTCAGGCAGTGGAAGAACAGTTAGTCTTACAGAAAGAGGCAAGCTAACCCTTAGAGATTTTTATCTTAGCACAGAAAATACTAATGAATTTAGAAAAGCACGTACTAAAGATAAATTTAATTTAAATGAAGCTCGCGAAGTTAAAGTAGCTAACACTAAGTTTAAAAA